CCTAAAAAAGTAAAAATGTCTGATAACAAAAAAGCAAAAATACCAAAAGCAAAACCAATAAAAATTAAAAGTGTTAAGAAATTATTGCAGGAGTTGTAGATATGATTTTTAAATACAAGTGTGATAAATGTAACATATTTGAAGCAAATGTAAGTCCAATAGATGTAGTTATCAAATGTCCTGCTTGTAATTCAAAAGCAACAAGGATATTTGAAGCTACAAGAAACTTTCATATTCCAAGTTATTTTCACACAAATAAAAGCGACATCTTCTCTTATGAAGAATGGCAAGAATTAAAAAAAGACCCAAACGTTGAGAGGGCAAAATAATGGAAAAGAGTAAAGCATTAAAAAATAAACTTCAAGCAGCAATTAATTTTCAAAAAGAAAAAGCAGAAGAAATTGAAACCTACTATGATTTTTTGAAAGGTAAGCAATATTCTAATAAACCTAAAAAAGATGAAGTAACGCTAAATATTTGTCATAGCACAATACAGTCAATCAAAAATTCAGTTCTTCGTGGTAAGTCTTATATCTATGTAGAGCCTGATAGTAAAGAAGCAATTACAAGTTCGGATTTAGCAGAGAAAGTTATAAACTATTATTGGAGAACACTTAATGTAGATTATCAATTAGACTTAATGCTTGATGATTTCTTATCAACAGGACTTGGTGTTTCTTATGTAGATTGGGATTTTAGAACTGATGATGAAGGTAAGATTATCAGAGATGAACCTTTTGTGCTACACGTTCCTTTTGTAGATTTCTTTATTGACCCTAATGCTACTGTAGAAGAATTAACAGAAGCAAAATATATGGTGAGAAGATTTTATAAATCTACAAAAGAATTAAAAGCAGACAGCAGATATAAACACACTAAAAATATCAAAGGCGATAAAATTATAAAGATTAAAACAGGTGAAGATACTTCAAGTGATGAGTTAAGTTTTACTACTCTTTATCAAATTTGGATACCCGANGATGAGTGTTCATACGTAATGCGTGAAGGTTCAGANGATATCTTACGAGAAGTAGAGAATAAGTTGGGTAGAGAATANCCTTTTGTAATATCACTAAATTATACAATGCCNGGTGAACTTTATCCGTTTGGTGAAATTAAAGTTTTATATGAACAACAGAAATTNTTAAATAGAATTTTCTCTCTTATTGTTACTCACGCTCGTAGAGTAGCNACAAGACAATATGTCTACAATGATTTNATTAANAAAGAAGAAGTAGCAAAACTACGAGACGCAGAAGATGGCGAGATTATAAAAGTTGAAGGTAACGCTAAAAGTTCAGACGCAATAACACCTATTATGGATGCACCATTATCTGGCGATGTATATAATGCTTTTAAGATTATAAATGACGCAATAGTTCAGCTTTCAAATATTTCAGATTATAGAAAAGGTGTTATGCCTACACAGCAAAGAAAAGCTACTGANGCGATGTATATAGAACAAGCAACTGAAATAAGCACTAATGCAAAAGCAGAGAAAGTTCAAAAACATTGTGAAGAAATTGCAAGAAAGTTATTTATGTTAATAAAATCACCTGAAAATATTGCAAGTAGAGAAATAGTTTATAAAGATGAGAAGACAGGAAGTTGGATAAATGCAGTTTATAATAGCAAAAGTTTTGAAGGTAAATATTTGTTTAAATATGAAGCAGGAGTTGCAGCACCAATTAATCAATANACAAGACAACAGAAAGCTACAAACATTTTAACAGCAATTGCTAATATAGTTAGAATTAATCCTAATATAGTTCCAGTAGTTAACTGGAAAGAACTTTTAAGAAATGTATTAACAGATTTTGATATGAANAACGTTGACCAGATACTTACACCTGAACAAGAAGCTATTGCAAATCAACAACAAGTTATGCCACAACAAATGCAACAGCAAGGTCAGCAACAAATATCACCTGAAATTATGAATGCTATTTTAGCAAGTTTAGGACAAAATCAAGCACCAGAACAAAATCCTAATCCAGAAGAGGGAGGAGAAACAAATGCCTTTTTCCAGTAAAGCTCAAATACGTAAATTTGGTGAACTTGTAAAAGAACATAAGATTTCAAAAGCAAAATTTAATGAGTGGATTAAAGAAACACCTAATATTAAAAAGTTACCACAACACGTTAAAAAAAGTAAAAATAAAAAATAATATAAACAAAAGTTAACCCAGGAGGTTAAGAAATGGACGAGTTAGATACTCAATTACTAAACGAACTACAAGCAAAAAATAATGAAGTAAAAGAAGAAGTAAAAGAAGCAGTGCCTTCAGGTAAGGCAGAAGAAACAAAAGGTGAAGTTACAGAAACTTCAAAAGAAGAAACAAAAGAAGAAAAGAAAGAGACAAAATATTTTGATGAAAATTANGTNAAGTCTCTACGTGCAGAAAGTGCAAAATACAGAAGACAACTCAGGGAGTATCAGTCTTCAGTGCAAAACATTGTGGCAAATGAAATTCAAAAAATACTTGCAGGTGTAGCACCACAAACACAACCAATGCAAAGCCCTATGATGGGAAGTCCTGTAATTGGTAGTCCTGTAAGTAATGTAACGCCACCAAATGCTCAAGTATATGACCCAAGAGTGGACGATATGATACTTGAGAACAAATTAAATGAACTTCGTAATGACCCATACTTGGGCGAATTCTTTAACGAAGTTGATGATGAAGGAGTTTCTTTTGAAGAAAGACTTCTTGAAGAAGCACTACAAAAGAAATATCCAATTGATGAGCTTGACGCTCTTGCACTTAAATTATCAAAAAGCAAACTGTTTGACAAAATCAAACAGAAAGCAATTGATGAAACTTATAAGAGCTTATCTAAAAAAGCCTCAACTTCAGCTGACGTAAGCACAGCTTCAACTAAAAATGTAGTTGAAGAAAAGATTGAGAATTTAGATGACGCTCTGAAAAAAGCAATGAAAGATTTAGGAGTATCAAGTCTTTCACAAATTAAATAAAAATTTTAACGGAGGTTTAAAATGGCATTAACTTATACTGATATTACCGCTACAACTCTTAAATATTATGAGAAGAAGNTATATGATAATATCTTTAAAGCATATCCTTTACTTGAAAAATTAATAAGTAAAGGACAAATAAGAGAGTTTGAAAGCGGTGAAAAAATCTTCATACCAATTGAATATGCTGCTAATACTAATGTAGGATTTATATCTAAAACAGGCACTATGTCAACAAATTCTCAAGCATTAATTACAGCAGCAGAAGACCAATGGAGAATACTTGCTGGAACAATAGACTTCAATGATTTAGATATGGTTCTAAATCGTGGTGAAGCACAAATTGTAGATTTGATGAAGAGCAAGATTAAAAACCTTGAAAAAGCTATGAAGAAAAAACTTGCTGAAGCATTGCATACAGCGCAATCAGGAGACGCAATAAATGGTCTTCCTGATATTGTTTCAACAACTACTACTCTTCACGGTATAGCACCAGCAGACGCTCCATCTTGGGTAGCAGGTTATGCAAATGATACTGCAAAAGCATTATCAATTGCTGATATGACAACTGCTTATAACAGCGTTAGTGATGGTGCTGACCACGTTGACTTAATTGATACGAGCCAGACTTTATTTGAAAAATATGAAAGTTTAGTTCAGCCTCAATTAAGATTTGCTGATAGTAGAACAGCAGACGCAGGTTTTGAAAACTTAAAATTTAAAGGTGCTGTTTGTGTATTAGATAAAAACTGCACTTCAGACAGAATGTATTTCTTAACAACAGATTACTTATGGATTTGTGCAGTAAAAGACAGACAGTTCTATTCTTTCCCTGCTGTTAGTGCAAACAACACTATTACAGACGTTGTAAAAGTTGTTTGGTATGGTAACTTAATGACTTCAAGAAGAATGTCTCAAGGTATGTTAGACGGTAGAACTGCATAACTTATGTGCAGATTTTAATGGGTAGGGATAAAACCCTACCCATATTAATTTTTTTTATTATAAGGAGGATTTTAAAATGGCATTTTCATACTCAATAGATAAAACATCAGTGTTTGGCAATGTGAGAGTTGTTATAGGTAGTTTCACAAACGGAGCGTCTGATACAGGCGGCAATATAGCAACTGGTCTTAATCAAGTTTTTTATTTTAACAGCGATACTGAAACAGTTGCTACAGCACCCAATAAACACGCAATTTCAGGCGGAACAGTAACGATAACAACTACTGCAAATGAAGATGGAAAATTCATAGCAATAGGCGTATAAGGAGGCAAATATGATACGTGGACAAGGTGTAAGTGTAGTTTTAAGTGCCTCTGGTGCAGTAACAACTTTCCCTACAAGAGTTTTAGGTATGGGACTTTCAGGTGGTTCAGACGCTGCAACATTAATTTTAAAAGATGGTGGTTCNTCAGGAACTGTTAAGACATTAACTTTGAAAGCTGCTGCTGGAACAACTGTGTATTGGNATTTTCCTAACGGTATTACGTTTTCAACTGATGTATATGCAGCAATAACAGGAACTTCACCATCAGCAATGGTAATCTATGAAAATTAAAAAGAGGCTAATATGGCTTATGATACTTACATAGACATAGTTAATACTGTGTTAAGCAAGATAGGAGTAACAGATGACGACGTAGAGACANTAGTAAGACAAGCTGTAAATGANTGTATGCAAGAAATATGCCAAGCATACAATTTTTCTTGGCTTTACTCTGATACTTCTTTTATAACAGTAGCGCCTTATAGTGAAGGAACTGTTACAGTTACAGAGGGAAGCCCTAATATTGTAGGCTCGCAAACTAACTTTACGTCTTCAATGGTAAATAGAAAGTTCTTTTGTGATAATTCTACTTATGTTATTCTATCTGTTACTGATACTACACACTTAACTTTAAAAACAAATTATGCAGGTGTTAGTGGTAGTTATAGCTACAAAATTTATCAAGATGAATATAATTTAGCAAGCGATGTAGGAAATATTTTATCAGTAAGACAAGANTATTATCCTCAAAAATTAATTGGNGTAAACGTTGAATATCTTGATAAATACTATCCTATGAGAAAAGATTTTGGATATCCTTATTTTTACTGCAAGCTGAATAATAACAAGATAGCATTATATCCTATACCTAATCAAGCAAGAAATATCTATTACAGATATAAAAAGATAGTATCTGATATGGTAAATGATAGCGATGTTCCTGTAATACCTGAACAATATAGATACGTATTAGCAAAAGGCGCTCTCTATATGACAGCAAAATCTCTTGATATGCCAGATATAGGAAAAGACTATCAAGTAGAATATCAGCAAGCAATTGCAAGAATTATCAATGATGATAAAGAAACAGACGAAAGGATAGTCAAAGGCAGTTATTCAGATTTAGAAGAATTACAAGGAACTTTTGTAGGCTCTAATTATCCATTAATACCACTATAAAGGAAGTGATTTAAATTGACATTTCCAAATTCAATTGAAAGTGCAGAATATTTTGGCGTTGCTTATAACGGTTTATCTACATATTTAACAAAAGAAGCGTCAGCTTCAGATACTACTATATATGTAGCTTCAACTAATAATTTTCCAAGCTCTGGTTGGGTTACGATAGAAGATGAAATAATTTATTATACAGGCACAACATCAGGTTCTTTTACAGGCTGCACNAGNGGAGCAGACAATACAGTAGCTGCAATCCATCAGAGTTCAAAAACTGTGTCTCTTACTTATACTGCTGCTATGCATAATAGAATAGTTCAAGAATTAAGAGCTACCCAAACAAAACTTGGTGATAATAATACTTTTTTAGTTACTCCATCGTCAGCTCCTACAAGTGATTATCAAGTAGCAAATAAGAAATATGTAGATGACCAAGCAACTGCAACTTTAACTTTAACTAATAAAACTTTAACATCACCAGTAATCAATACTCCAACATTTTCAGCTGGAGCAGTGATTGCCAATGCCATAGCAAGTGGCGCTTTTGTCATAAGAGGGGCAACTTTAAGTTCAGATTTTACCACTACCTCTACTTCTTTTACAGATATTACTGGACTTTCAGTTTCTATTA